GTTATCTTAACCTCAAAGTATTCCTTATTAAATGATACAACAGTTAAAATATCAAGTTTTTGTACCACAATATCTGACTTAATTTTTGGGGTTACTGTACTAACAGAATTTTTTTTATCGCTGGATTTGGTCGAATCAGAGCCTTGTTTTTTCTCAGATTTGTCAGATTTTACCGTTTCAACAACCTTTTCTTCATTTACACTTGGTTCTTCTTTTATTTCTTCTTCAGCAGTTTCTTGTTCTTTATCCTCATTTTCACTTATTTCTTCTTTTGGCTCTGGCTCTTTTTCTTCGGTTCGACTATCGTCTGATAACTCGCTTTCTTCATTTGTTCCATCAGCTTCCTCATTCTGAGCTGTTGTTTCCTCTTTTTGTTCATTTTGATTCTCCTTTAAATCATCTTCCATATTTATTTCTTCTAGTTCTGTTGGAAGTTCTTCTCTAATTTCTTGTAATGTTTCTGGTTCATTTTTTATTTCATTGACTGATTCAATTTGTATATCATTTATTTCAGGCAAATTATCTGGCATTTCAATTGTTGGCATATCTATTTCTGGCATATTGTTATCTACAGGTATATCTGCACCAGCATTAATGTTTGTAGGCATCTCATTATTTATTCCAACGTCTGCAATCTCCATATTCATTTGCTCTGCTCTTATATCAGATATTACAGAAATTTGTGAAGATAAATTTGCAATTTGCATATCTTCTGGTGGGTTTGTATCAATGATACCACTTGATATGGTATTTACTATTGATGTTGCGTCTAATGAACCAATCTGAACTGTTTCGATAACTACAGGCTCGGCAACTACAGGCTCTACTGGAGCAATTTCTATGGCAACTGGCTCTATTACTACTGGCTCAACTACTATAGGCTGAATATCAACAGGATTTGCTACAATATCATCAACAACAGGGTTAACAATAACTTCAGGAGCTACTACAGGGCTTATTTCCGCTATTTCTGGCTCTGATGGTATGATTACATCAGAAAGTGTCAAACTAAGGCTTAAATTGTCGATAATTGTACCAAATTGACCAGCTTTATTCCCTGTATCTGCTCCAGCATAATTTACAGTTAAAGATGTGTTAGTTGTTTCAAAGCTATTGGTTACATCAACAGAATAATTGGTTGTGATTACACCATCATTATAATCAGATGTAAAATTATGCGTTAAGACTTCGCTGTTCGTTCCATCTGATAAAGTCATGGTTATATTTACAGGGTCAAGATTAAATGCTGTGCCTGTTGTGGTACACCAGCTTGAGCCTTCATTGTTACAACCAATTGATATCAAGCTACCAGATATTGAGTCTACTTCTTTGTTTTCTTCTGCCACGCTATCTAAAACTATGGATTGCGTAATTGAGCCACCATCACTACCACTAAATCGTACTGATTGATTTAAATCTCCATAATTATTGCCATCATAATCAACATTGCCTTCTAATTCCCAGCCTTCAGTCTGGTTATCAAATGAGCCGTTATTTAGGAGATTTGATGTTTCCGTTGCTCTTACCGTTTGAGTCGCTGTAATTACTAACATTGTAATCAGTACCCAAGTAGTCAGGATAACGTATAATTTGCCCATAATCGTTTATATATCCCATCATTTTATAATGTTTGATTGCATCTTTACCTATGAGTGCTTTCTTGCCGTTCCATATGCTACAGGGAGTTCCTGAATGTAACATAGCACTCCAGACAGCTTTGCTCCCAGCACAGAGAACAGATATTGATGCAACTTTTAATCCAGCCTTTGCTAAAGAATTTGATAAGGCTCTGCGTTCACAATTCCAGTCTGTAAAGGTCGTTCCTGTAGATATACCAACCACAGATGTAGATACAGCACCTACAACAGGGAAAGAACAAATCATCTGGGAATAACTTTGTACACTTGGAGCTATAGCAGATGGTGGTGGTTGATTTTTATAATTAACTGTACTGTCTGCTGCGTGAGCATTCATTGAAGCCCAAATTAAAACAACCATCATTAAAAATAAAAAGACTATAAAACCTCTTCGCATGAGAAAGATACTCCATATAAACTAATGTGATTCGCACTCCAAGTTAGCTCATTGTTTGTCATTCTCATAACGCATTTAGGACTTGCGTAAGATATTGTTGCATCATCTGCCAAAGTAGCTGATAAAGACGGCTCTATAGTTAGTGTAGCATTTCCACTTCCATCACTTGCAACATCAGCAATAATCATATGCAGTTTGCTGGTTGCTCCAGAATTAAATTGTACATAGTCGCCTTTTTTAAACAGTTGTGATTCAGATGTATCTGCACCATCTATCGTAATATCATAAGCTCCAACAGCGTGTGAGCCATTGACTGCAATAGTGTTTGATATTGTGCCTTGTACTCCTAATGCTATTGCGTCTGGGTCGCCCATCAAGAATGTTCCAAACTGTCCATTTAATTGCATAAAAAAAGCTTGCCATTCGCTTGCTTGGCTTCTGCTCATTGGCGGTAAAGTAACTGTACTGTACCATTTTGAGCCTGTAAATTTATGCACTTGCGTTGAATAAGTAAATGGACTTTGTGATTGTGCAACGGCTCTTGCAATACCCCATTCACTTCTAACAAAGTTAGGAGTTGTTGGCATTGTTAACGGATAAGTAGGCTCTGCCATTTAAGCACCAAAGTCCTTAGCAAAAGTTCCGCCACGTAATCTAGCATCTCTTACTGCTGATAAAGTATTTTCTCTTATAGCTGGAAGTAAGTTCATCACTTCTGCTCTAACTGTTTGCGATACACCTGTAGCAAAGTTTAAGTTTTGCTCAATTCTAATACCACCACCCATTTGACTATTTGGCACTATTGTTCCAGCAGATTTAGGTACAAACATTTCTGCACCTCTCTCTCCAACCATATATGGCATATTTGGATTCACATTTCCACCCATAGCTTTGCCACCACCGAATGAACCAAAAATTGCACTAGCTCCAGATAAGATATTTTGGAACATACTTCCGCCACCTGAAGAAGATAAACTCATGGCTTCTCTAATTCTTTTTAACATTGGTTCAATGACTGCCAACTGAAATATCAATGCAACCACTTGCTGTAAAACACTTTGAAAAATATCTACCATACTGTCTTTGAAATCTTTACCGCTTACAACAGCTTCTCCAAATGCTTTTGAGATATTTGCACCAATATCTTCAAACATTTTATTTGCTTTCTCAAGTTGCTCCATTTCTAAATCAAATGCTTCTCCTCTTGTTTCAGCTTCTCTATCCATTTCAATTTGGTTAATTTGAGCCTGTATTTTAAATTTTTCTTTTAAATCTTCATTGATAGCTCTAATGCCTTCAGCTTCTTTCTTTTGCTGTTCTATGGCTAGTTTTGCGTCATCAGAGAATTTTTTTCTTGCTTCTTTTACTCTATCGAACTCTGCGTTTTGTGCTTCTAAAGAAGCAGTTAATTCATCATTAGCTCCAACAAATTCTTTAACTTCTTTTATGAGTTGGTGAATTGCAACACCACCCAAAGCAATCCCTGTCATTATCATAAATAATGGATTCACTAGCATAACTGTTGTTAGAGTTGTTATACTTCCAGCTAATCTTGCCAACATATTTATAGTTGCAACGCCAGCTAAAGCTAAGAAAAAGTTTTTAATGCCATCAATATTATCTACAAGGAATCTTGTGAATTTTGCTAATGATTCGCCTAAAGTTTTTCCTATTTCTTTTATTTTTTCTTGGTTGTTATCTAAGAAAACATTTAAGTCGCCAAATTGCATTTTTAATTCTTCAAAAAAAGATTCACTTACTGCAATTTGGAATTGCATAAATTTATCTTTAATCATAGATAAAGTACCAGTTAAGGTATTAGCAAGCTCATCAGTAACATTACCAAATGTCCCACCTTTGCCAAACACTCTTTCAAATGCTTCTCTTGTTTCTTCGGCTGATACAGTTGCACCAGCAGAGAATCCAAGCAAATCTCTAACCCCTCTTTCTCTAAATACATCAGCACTAGCTATACCGCCAGAGAAAGACCTTTGTATTTGTTCAGCAGTTTGTCTAAAATCCAATCCTGTAACGGCAGCAACATTACCTGTTATCTCTAAAACTTTTGCTAATTCATCTGCATCTTCAGCTACAACAGCTAAGTTTCCAGAAGCTTGTTGTATTTCTCCAAGTGTAAATGGAACTTTACCAGCAAATGCCAACATAGCTTCAAAAGCTCTTTCGCCTTCTTCTGCTGTGCCAAAGAGTGCTTTTAATCTTATCTGTAGATTTTCAATTTGGATTCCTGTATCTATAACGCCTTTTACAAATATAGCTCCAAATGCTACACCTAAAACTGCACCAACTTTTGTTGCTCTTGCAGTTACTTTTGCAAGACTATTAGAAAGATTTTTAAGACCACCACTCATTTTTTTTGATGAGTTGCTAACAACTTTGTTGGCTTCAGCCATATCACGCTTTAGACCTTTAAGGTCTGCTTCAATCTTTACTACCAGTTTATCTAGTTCAGTTGCCATTAGTTATCTGGGTACAGCTCCATTAGTTCGTTTAACTCATCTTTGTCCATTGGTTTGTCTTTGTTGCCACCATTGAACTCACTAAATCCTTTTATTGCTAGAGTTATTTCGGTAATGCTCATATCCCAAAATACTGCTGGATTAACACCTATCATTCCTACGCATACTTCAAGCCATCTTTGGTATGGTAGTTCAGCTTCTTCGTCTATTCCTCTACTGGACTTTTTTTTTCGTCATCAGTATCGTCATCAACGTTCAATGCTAAAGTAACCAACTCTCCAGCCATCTTTATAGCTTCTAACAACCCAATCTCTGATATCAATACTTTAACTTCTTTGTCTTGTAGGTTATTCCCACCAGCCCTTAATGCTAAAGTTATGACCGATATTATTTCAGTCATAGTAATATCAGCTTGTGCCAATTTATTTCCTAACTTTAGTATGCTACAACCTAAAGCCTGTTCTATCCTGATAATGGTATCAAGGCTCATTCTTGCCTTGTACTCTTTATCGTTAAACTGTAGTAGCTTTTCCGCCTTTAGACGATTTATGCTCATTGTTTATCTCCGTTTTGGTTAATATAACAATAATCTCATCTCTACTTCCAACATTGTCAGCAGAGAAGATTGTGTAAGATTTCTTGTTAATTTTGATTGTATCTGTATCTTTGAATCCCTTATAAAAAGGTATTTCTAACTCAACATTGTTTTCTCCAATGTTAACTTGTGCGTCTAATTTTTTAGAGCCTATCTCTATAGGCATTAGCTCCCAACCCATAATTATCTCCTAAATTAAACTGTAGCAAATGTAACTGCACCAGCAGATTCAAAACTCATTGAATAAGTTACTTCGCCATTATAACTACCAGCATATTCAATACTTGTTACTTGAAATGCACCTGTGAAAGTTGCAAAGTCTGGCACAAGTAATTGAAAGTTGCTAAATGTAGAAGCTGAAAAAGCTGTTCTTACACTTGCTTCACTTGCAGAATCAGTAAATACACCAGAGCCACTTATACTAAAACTTTGGATTCCAGCGTCAGCTAATAATGTTCTAACTTTTGATGAATCTTTATTTGTTACATCTATTGTTTCTGCGTTCATTGTTATAGAAGTATCTCTTAGACCAGCAACAGTTGTAAATGTTTCTGGGCTTCCAGCATTTCCTATCTTGACAAGCAACGCACTTCCTTTTTGTACTGCCATATCTATCTCCTAAAAAAATTAACTATCGTACACAATCACAGATAAGCTTAGCACCCCATGACGTGTAATTCCATCATTTTCTGTTAGCGTGATTGTATTCCTGACTTGACTAACTACCATATCAGCACCAGATACTGAATAACTTGTATCATGCAAAAGCTCATATATTCTTTCCATAGCGTCTGATATTTCTTTTTTACCTCTGTATTGACTCCAAACATCTATATCTACAGAGTATTCATTACCATCTAAACTCTTTGTTCCTCTATTCGCAACATTGATATTTCCAATAACAACATAAGGATAAGCTGTATCTTGTGGCACATTGTCAAAGATTTTGTTATCACCAACAATACCA